CTGGTCAAAGAACTCAATCCACCTAGAGCGCCAGGAACGATATCATGAATACATTCTACGAAAGACCAAAGAATGCTCTGAAGGAAAGAGTCTACCCATCAGAGGTGATTCAGACGAATAATCATTTCTTGGTGGGGTTTGTTTGGGAAAAAATTGGTTCTAAGGGAAATAAATATAGTATTACAATGTTCAATAAGGGTTTTGCTTGTAGTTGTCCGGCCTGGAAAAAATGCAAGCATATAACTGCTGTCGAAGAACAATTGGCTTATGAAGGAGATTATGCTACATGAAGAATATCAACTCATCTAAAGAACCCACTCTATTGGGTGTCATAGAAAACAGCGAAGATATATTTCGGGTTTCTAAAATGGTTGACAATATAAATCAGGATCTGATAGATTCGGGGTTTGACCAATATCAATTTATTACGGTACAGAGAGGCAAAAAACTTTATATTGAACGCAGCGAAGGCCCTTAGGGGCCTTTTTAATTATATAAATATAGTAAAAGCTGCAGATGGTGTTTTAATGAAAAGTTTTAAATTTACGGAAAGTTTACTAACTGAGTCCTCTAATTATGAGTTGGGTGCGGCGTATGAAACCGCCACGGCCCTTCACCTGCATAATTCTACACATTCCGAAAGAAATACATCACCTGAACATTTAGAACGCATAAAGAAGATGAAAACCCTTCATGATGAAGCCATGTCTAAATTTCCTCCAGAGAAGCAAAAAGAAATTATGCAACGGGGCAAAGACTCAGCTAATGCCTATATTAAATCCCTCAAGACAAATCATGGTATCAATACTCACGATGTAGAAGAGGTGCATCATACCTATGCGGGTATTGATTCTTTGGTTGGTAAGAAGGTTTCTCAACACATGAATCCTCATGACATAGCCATCAAGACTAAAGATGGCAAATTGCATGGAGCTTCCCTTAAATTCTCTCCTGGAACACTCTCTAATAATCCCACCAAGGCATTTGATAAGATGTCGACAGAAATGGGTATTAAGACAGATACTCATGGTGTTTGGGACCATCATTCGGGTAAGGCGGGTCTAAGTGGCATGACCAAGAAACAGAAGAAAGAAGTTAGGGACAACCCCGAAATTAAAGATGCTAATATGGAAGCCAAGAAGCAATCGGCCCTACACCACACCGATGCTTGGAATAGTGCTAAGCACGAAGATCATAAAAAGTTTTTACAGCATATCACCAAATCTGATCCTCATATTCCATATGATTATGTTGTGGGTCATAAGGGTGGTACGGCCGAACCAATTAAGGATAAACATATCCACAAGTTGATTGCAAACGCCAAATCTTTGAAGGCTACACATAATGGAACTAACCTAGTTCATATTAATGACCATGAAGGTAATCATGTCATGACATTTGAACACCGGCCAACACATGGATCATTTATTTCTACTCAAGTAAATGCAAAGTATGGTTCGGGAAAAGCAAAGGCAAGGTAATCTAATGGCTGTAAGTAAGTATTTTTCAAACACATATATATCTGAGGCTGTAGACTTATCTCAGGGTGAGTTACAAGGCGCTTCATATGTTGATAAGTTTGGATACAATAGCGCACTTGGTAATACTTACGAAACCATTTGGAGTGGCAACAACATTTACACTTACATAGCTTCTGCAGGAACAGCTACTGTGACAAGTGGAGATACTAATGATAATGGTGGAACAGTTCTTGTCCAAGGATTAGATGCAGCGTATAATGAAGTTTCAGAGACTCTTACTATAGGTGGATCTGCAGGCTCTGTTCAGTTCTACAGAGTACACAGAGCATCGCTTGAAACAGCAAACACTGGTGATGTAAACCAAGGAGCTATCACAGTAACCGTTGATTCAAAATCAGCAGCCATCATACCGGCAGGTTATGGTCAGACGCTGATGTGTTTATACACTGTTCCAAGAAGAAAAAAGGGGTATCTATTTCAATTAGATGTTGGATGTTCAAAAGATCTAGAGCTAGAAGTTAAAATACTTGTAAGAAATGGTTCAACTAATGTTTGGAACACAAAGTCATTTATTACAACCCGTGGTGGGTTTTTAGAAAAGAACTTTTATATTCCTATAGAAATACCAGCAACAAACGATATTGAAGTTAGAGCAAAGGCAAGCGCTACTTCTGCAGTTAGTGCAGGATTTGAACTTGTATTGGTGGACAAATAATGAATTTTAAAGAATTTATAACCGAACAAAAAAACACCCATATGACTCATATTGAGGACAAGGTAATCTATGGTGGTGTTAATGGTACTCGCCAGGCTATTCTTGCCTTACGTGAACTTAGAGATATGCTGAAGGGAGAACATAATGGATCTGTCAGTGTTAAGTGGGACGGAGCACCTGCCATCTTTGCTGGCATTGATCCCCGCGATGGGAATTTCTTTGTTGCTAAGAAGGGAATCTTCAATAAAGATCCTAAGGTCTACAAGTCTGATGCTGATGTGGACGCTGACGCTTCTGGTGATCTTGCAGCTAAACTTAAACTTGCTCTTAAGTATCTTCCAGCATTAGGAATCAAGGGTGTTATTCAGGGTGATTTTTTATTTGGCCCTGGAGACGTAAAGACCGAAAAGATCAAGGGAGAGTCTTATGTTACATTTCATCCTAATACTATCGTCTATGCGTTGCCAAGCCAGTCGGCTGGAGCTAAATCTGTTAAAGCATCAAAAATTGGAATTGTCTGGCATACAACCTATAAAGGTAACTCCTTCGATTCTATGCGAGCTTCGTACGGAGTTGACGTATCCAAACTTAAGCCAACCAGAGCTGTGTGGTCACAAGACGCAATGCTCAGGGATCTAACCAATGTTACTATGAGTAAGAAGGATACAGAGTATGTTAACGAGCTTCTTTCGGAGGCTGGGTTTTTATTTAACCAGATTGCGGGGTCAACCCTCAGACGACTTGAAAATGAGGAAGAGTTACCGCGCCTCATTGAACAATTCAGTAATAAGTATGTCCGAAAGGGACAAATTATTGGAGATTCAGAACGACACGTATCCCTCCTCATTCGTTGGATTAGATTACGATACGCTAAAGAAATCGCCAAGCGCAAGACCGAAAAGGGAAAAGCAGGTCAGAAAAGTAAGCTAGATAAGATACTATCTTTCTTTTCCACCGAGAATAAAAAATCATTAAAATACATGTTTGACCTACAGAAAAAAATAGTACTAGCAAAACTTAAACTTATAAATACACTCAATAGACTTGGTAATGTTGATACTTTTGTAAAGACACGTAACGGATACAAAGTAACCGGAGCGGAAGGTTATGTAGCAATTGATAAAATTGGTGGTGATGCGGTGAAGATTGTTGATCGTATGGAGTTCTCATACAACAACTTTTCACCTAATATTGTAAAGGGATGGGATAAGCCAACAAGGAACTAAAATGGCCAAAGCAGATTTTAAAACTTTTTTAAATGTTGACTATACACAAACAGGTGATGGTCAATTAGCACGTAATGCTAAAAAACGTAAAATGGATACACCTACTGGCAACACTAATGAAGATGCAGTAGAAAATTGTGATTGTGATTGTGATAAGGACCCATGCGAGACATGTGGCAAGTCACATCATAAACAGGCAGACGAAGCATTGTCAATGACCCAACGTAGATTGCGTTCTCGTACGATGAAGAAGTACGCAGCTCGATTAAAGGTGGGGCGTAAGAAAGCATCCATGAGGATTGCAGACGCCAAGAGATTAGCCAAGAGAGCTCAACGTACGGCTCGTCTAGCCATGGCAAAGAAGATCACTAAGGGTATCCCCAAGTCGGAACTTACACCAGCTCGTAAACAAGAGATCGAGAAAAAACTGGATAAGATGAAACCACGTATTAGTCGTCTGGCCAAGAAAATGATGCCTCAGATTCGTAAGGCAGAACTAGGTAAACGGCGCAGCTGATATGATCAACAGATTTAGTCAGTTTCTCGTTGAGGAGGAAAAAACCGTTTATCTCGGCTTCGGTCGAATGAACCCTCCTACTATTGGTCATGGAAAGTTACTGGACGTATTATCTCAAAAGTCAGGGCGTAATCCATATAGAATGTTTTTATCTCAATCACAAGATAAAAATAAAAATCCCCTTATGTATAAAGACAAGGTTAAACATGCCCGTAAGATGTTTCCTAAGCATGCTCGGGCCATTATGCTTAACAATAAGGTCAGAACGGCCTTAGATGCATTAGTAAATTTATATAAAGAAGGTTTTGTTAATGTTGTAATGGTGGTTGGTTCGGACCGTATTAATGAATTTAATGTATTGTTAAACAAATATAATGGTAAAGATTCAAGACATGGTTTTTATAATTTTAAATCAATCAAAATAATATCTGCGGGAGATAGAGATCCCGATTCAGAAGGCACTGAAGGTGCTTCTGCAACCAAGCAGAGACAGTATGCTAAGGACAATGACTTTACTTCTTTTGCCCAGGGCCTACCTGCTGCCATGACAAATCCTGACGCCAAGAAATTATTTAATGCTGTGCGTAAGGGCATGGGGCTCAATGAAGCCAAGAAATTTAAAAATCATGTTCAGCTTGAACCCGTATCGGATATCCGCGAATCATACCTTAGGGATAATATCTTTAAGCAAGGTGAGCAAGTTGTAATGACCAAACATGGTATCGTTGGTAATATTAAATACCTGGGTACAAATTATATTATTGTAGAATCAAAGGGTGAAACATGGAGATGTTGGTTAGATGATGTATCTAAAGTAAATCCAAATGATGTGCCACCTGCACATGTAGAAGCTGATTTTGGAGCAGATCCATTACAAGGCCCATATAGGAATTTATCAGAATCATCTTCTTCAATGTATAAGGATAAACCTGATTGGGGAACTCCAGAATCTACTCGCAAGGCCAAGAAGATGACCCCTGGTGAAAATGTAAAAGAATATGGTGGTCCTCCTATATCACGTAAGAAGTATCTAAGACTTGAAAGAGAGCTTACTAAAGGTGAACTAAAGAATAGAGAGAAGATTGCAAAGGATCTTCCTGACGCGGATTTCAAAAAACGGTATGGCGACGAATGGATGCAGGTAAAAATGGCGACTGCAACTAAAATGGCCAAAGAGAATCAGGATCCCGACATTAAGGATAGAGAGGGCACACAGCCGGCCCGCTATCATAAGGGATTGTCTAGGGGCCAAAAGATCAGAAGAGATCGACAATTTAAGCGCCAGGCAAAAATGGATGATAAAGATCCAGCTGCCTATAAGCCGGCACCTGGTGATAAAACAACAAAGACTAAACCGTCTAAATATACTAAAATTGTTAATAAAATGTTGAATCGCGAACATAATTATGCAGACCCTGAAGAACGTATTCATGCTCATAAGAAGTTAAAATCAAAGCATACAAAATCTGGTAATACTAGACTAGCTAAAATGTATGATACAAAAATAAAAAGAGACCAGTAATGATTGGATTAAAACAATTTCTAGAAGAAGGTGCCATGGCCGATAAGTCCAAGGCATCTGGTATTTCGATCGGAACATTACGTAAAGTATATAACCGTGGGGTAGCTGCCTGGAAGACTGGTCATCGCCCGGGTACTACACCACAACAATGGGGCCATGCAAGAGTAAATGCTTTTATTGCTAAAAAGAAAAAGGGCACCCTTAACCACGATAAGGATTTAGCATAATGAAAAAACTAAAAGATATCAGAGAAGATTCTACTCGCGACCCCAGAGGTATGTCAATACAAAGTCTCAGCCGGATTGCCAATACACCCGGGCACCCAATGCATGCAAATGCTAAGAATGAATTAGCCCGCAGGCAGATGCAGCAAGAAGGTGGTATGAAACGCATTGCTACCACCCAGTCCAACAAAGTCGATCGCATGGCCGCTGGTGGTAATAAGGGTCTAGAGACCTTTAAGAAAAAACCTACTACTGAAGCTTCGGCCAAAAAATTAAGTAACTATATTGCCAAGGCTTCGGATAAGGCTGGCCGTTCTGGGGTTGATACTGCAACTAAGGATAAACTCATTGGAGGTATTAAGAAGGCCGATGATAAGTTACGTAAAATGGATGGCAAAGGATCTGCTGCTAAAGTAGCTGCTACAGAAGACGTGAACGAAGCAGCAACACCTGCTATGAAAAAAGCTGCAGATGAACTTAACTCATATGCAAAGAAAAGTGGTGGTATTGATAAGGCCGACTTTATGAAAACAGCCAAGATGTTGTCGACTGGCAAAGCAGGAATGGCTCTTATTAAGTGGGTGAATGGGCAGGATACTGATGTATATGAAAAGATCCTTACGGTTATGGCAAAGCATATGGGCAAACAGACCATTGAGAAAATGTTTAAGGTTAACATACGCGAAAAAGTTCAGGTCGATGAGATTTCTAAAAAAACCGCTCAATCTTATTTAGATAAGACAAAGGGCGATGATGCATGGAGCGGTACAAGAAAAGCAAATAATCGTTTAAAAGGTGCTATACATGCTGTAGGAAAATTAAGAAAAGATGAAGCTGTAAATGAACCACAGGGACAGGCTAAAAGAATGATGTCTCCTTTACAGAAAATGAGAATGGATAAAGAAAAAGCTGAACGAGATCGTGATGGTAAACTAAAACGCATTATGTCTCCTTTGCAGAAAAGACGTAAGGTAAAGAGTGAACAATCGGCCGACAAGTTATATAACTATTGGAATAAGGCCTATGATGATGTTTCTGATCCTGATGGTAAAGATCCATCAAAGTTAAAAAAGCGTAGAAGTTTTATGAAAAAGGCTGCTGCTCAACACAATGTAAAAATGGGATGGAAAAAACCTACTGGTGTGAAGAAGGATGCCAGTGGCGCCTCTAAATCAGCTGCTGCGTTGGCCAAGCATCTTGCTAAAAAGGATATGCAACAATGAAAAGTCTGGTAACATATTCTGTTGAAATGGATACAAAAGAGGTCAATGAAGCCGCAGACTTTATGGCCGAAAGGAATATTGTATTTACAGAGAACGTCTTCAGGCCCGGATCCGAGAAATACTTTTTATTCTTTAATGAAGCAAGACGTCTTATGAATATGGATATGTTACAAGTAGAAGGTATCAATAAAGAAATCCTTGATACCGATATCGGAAAATTTGATATGTATGAAAATGTGAGGGTACCACTTGATTGCCCAATGCCCTACCTTGGTGAAGAAAATATTGAAGAAGAAGAAAAGCAAGAAATTGGAAAACCCAAGAGAGGTGGATCAAAGAAGTTTTATGTCTATGTAAAGAATGGAGATAGAGTAAAGAAAATTTCATTTGGTGATAAGGGTGGCGCTTCGGATGGATCTACTCTAAAGACCAAGATTAATGATCCGGAAGCTCGTAAATCATTTGCCGCAAGACATCAATGCTCTTCACAGACAGATAGAACTTCTGCGGCCTATTGGTCCTGCCGTCTGCCCCGTT